CGGAAACTGTCAAAGATGCTTTAGGCAAACTTGTGGCTGATATAAAGGCAAAGCAAGAACTGGCAGGGCCGGACGCTCCCATTTTATGACACTTGAAAAGAATCCAAGGGTGGAGAGCCGGAAATATCTGGATTGGGTGGCAACCCTTCCTTGTGCTGACTGTAAGATAGAGAATGATACAATAGTGGCTCACCACTTAAAAGGCAGGTTTGCACCATTTTCTGGTGGCACCGGATTTAAGGCTAGTGATTACTTTGTGATGCCGTTATGTTATGAGCATCATACTGATATTCACAATGGAGATGTAGAGTTGTTAAACTGGCAACCCTATTTTATTATGCAAACGCTTGACAGAGCGTTTAAGGACGGGTTAATATTATTTAATGATAAGCGAAAAGGAAATTGAAGATGCATTACAGAAAATTGAGGAGACAGCTCCTCAGTACGCTACTGCGAAAGCGTTATCGTTTCAAGCGCAGGAGTGGAAGAAAACTCAACGTTCCCTACTATACTCTCAAGCGGTCGGTAGGACTGTGGCGGATAAGGAGCATTGGGTTGCGGTGCAGTCGGCTGTTGCCGTTGCAAATGAGGGTATCGCTGCTGCGATATCTAATGAAGAGAAGTTACGTTGGGAATTGAAGCAGGCTGAACTCAAGATTGAAATCTGGAGAACTCAGCAGGCTTCTGCTCGACTAGAAAGAATGGTATGACATCCTGTCTACCTAAACATTCCAAAAACGTGAGGAACGTATAATGGACATGAAACCTGACACGATAGTGTTATTTACAAACGATAAGGATGGGAACGATAAACGCCCGGACTTAACCGGTACGGCTCTCTGGAACGGAGAGGAAATCAAAGTTGCCCTTTGGGAGAATGTCTCCAAGGGTGGCAAGAAGTATCTCTCAGGCCAGCTGCAACGGCCTTACAACGGTGCTGCTTCCAGCGGTGATGTCAATCGAAGTGTTGAAGGCGATAACATTCCGTTTTGAAAATTGAGTACCATGATGGGGAGGTCATCGAGCTTGGGTTTGATGACCGACTCCATTCCTACAGGATAGAGGATGAGCTGATTACATCCGTCACTCAAACGATGGATGTGATCTCCAAACCCGGCTTAATTCCTTGGGCCTTAAAGGAAGGGTTTGAATGGCTTTCAAAGAATTTATTCTATGATACTGAGCGGGATAATTACCACACAAAAAGTGTGGGAATTGATTTTCTCTCCAAGGGAGTAAAGGGCGCATACAGAAATACCTCTACCTCTGCGATCAATATTGGCACTGTCACCCATGAGTGGGTAGAAAAGGCTATAAGGTGGAAACTTGAGGGTGGTAGCCCCCCTATTATGCCTCAGCAGAAAGAGGCTCAGAAGGCAATAGAGGCGTTCAGATCATGGGTTTCGGAGAATGATGTGGAATGGCACTCCGCAGAGCAAAAAGTCTACCATAGAACCCATAAATATGCCGGTACGGTGGACGCTGTGGCGACCATCAATGGGGAGTATTCTGTGATAGATTGGAAGACTTCCAAGGCTGTGTATCCTGAGTATTATCTACAGGTGGCGGCCTATGCCAAAGCCTTAGAAGATATAGAGGGTAGGCCAGTGGACTCCGCATACATCTTGCGGTGCGACAAGAAGACTGGTAAATTTCAGTGTGTCCAGTCGGAGAATTTCGAATTAGACTTTGATGCATTCCTAGCATCCCAAAGGTTGCGAAGAAGGCTAAAGGTTCTCAGTAAGAAACGTAAGTGAAGATCACATGGTATCGCGGTGGCTCATTTAATCACGGATACCTTGACGACGGAATACACAGATGCGAAAGATACAAACAACCGGATGGCTCTTTGTGGTTTCTCCTTTCTTCAGACAAGAAGACTTATCTCTGCTGCAAAGGGCCGTTCGACTCTCCCGAAGAAAGAGATCAAGCAATCATCAATGAGGTGAAAAGGCGTGAACGAAACTAAGAGGTGTACCGGACATAAGGGACATTGGGAGTGTGCTGATAAATACCCGGATCACATGGTTCCAGTTGGTGAGTTTGGAACATCCAGTCGTGATGGACTTCAACCAATGTGTCGCCAGTGTATGCATCACCGTTCGAAACCCCACAATGCCAGAATATCTGCCGCTCAAAAATTGGTTGGCTCACGGGATATATTTAGGTCTATGACTAAGGCAGAGCGTGACGAGATTTTTGCCCTACTAGATAGAAATGTAGTAGAAATAAAACCTAAGTTAAAATCTGAATTCGGACAATCAACGCCAATGACTAAGCGAGAAATTTCCAATGTTGTGGGTGAGGCGGTATCGGAAGGCTGGGTATACGTTGTTCGTAATCCAGATATTCCATCCATAATCAAAATCGGTAAGACCTTTCCCAACGGAATCCCTGACATCATGTCTAGTGCTAGAAGATTTGGTAGGTCTGAGTTGGTGGATAAGTTCTGGTTCGGAGAGGCGTACAAGGCAGAGCAATCGATACACACACTATTGAACCACTTTAATCTTAGGACGTTAGGCCACACCGATTGTGGCACGGAACTATTCAAATGCACAATAGAAGAGGCTATAGATGCAATCACTAAAGTTCAATCAGAAAATGATAGACCAAGCATCGCAGTGGGCGAGTGATCTTGGGGGAATTAAGAATTCAATTACAAAAGGGAGGGGTAACCACGCGGGCAGGCTGGGGGAATTAGCACTGGCGAAACATCTTGGCGTAGAGTTATTAGATCATAAGGACTATGACCTGATTTATGAGGGGCAAAAGATTGAGGTTAAAACTAAGCGTCGCGCTGTCCAACCACAACCCAATTACACTGTCAACATAGCAGCGACATCCCGACACCAAAAGCCGGACATATATGCTTTTCTAAGCATGGAGTATTCGGATAGGGATAGCGGTGGGAATTATAGTGATCTGCTACACATCTGGCTTTGCGGTTATAAAAACGCTGAACAATTTTTTGAAGAGTCTTCATTCTGGCCGAAGGGTCACCCAGACCCACCGGCATTTACAACGCATAGAGATATGTATGTTATGAAGATCAAAGATTTAGATGAGAGATTACAGTAATTGGAGGGAGAAGTGGGAAGCCGATCAGGAACACCGCAGGCTGTGCTTCGCAAGATACTGTTGGGTAAGGCGCGGTCAGGTAGCACCATCTGGAGCATTATGGGAAGAGGCGTTTGAGAAGAGGGAAGGGATTAGTTTGTCACAGTATGCAGCGGAACGCATGAAAGAACGCAGCCAGAGGGAAAAGCAAGAATCCCGTAGTAAGTCATAGCACCCTCATGCTCGCCCAATGAGTCATGCCGGTCAAGAGTGGTGGCGATCTTAACAGTGTCTTCATCTTGCGACACCAACCAGCCAACCGACTCCATCTCCGGGCACTCTACTTTATCTGCGGTAGTCCAGTCAGAATACTGTATAATATCCCGCCATTTTACCCTTACTAGCGTTTCTTCTTCACCTTCTGTAGCGGCCCCGGTATGATCCACCCGATCACCATTGGAAGTAACAGAACTAAGCCTAATAACCATCCGCCCATTCCGACGAGCCGACCCAACAGTGTGAAGAAATTATCCGGCGCTTCCTGAACAACGGTGTCTGCTGTGACTGCAATTGGCTCACCTTTAATCGGCTCCGGCGCACTCACCGCAGAGACAGTTACAGCCGTTGCTCCCCCGGCTAGTGCTGGTACAATCGCACCCCCCGTCAAGGCACTCGTTGCACCAACAACTGCGGTAGTCGCTGCCCCGGTTATCAGACTGCTCTTTAATTTTGGCAAACTGCATCCTGCGATACTCAGTGAGAAAAGGACTAGCCAAAGAGATACATAACTACGATTAATATTACGACTGCCCATAAAGGTTTCTCCCTAATTTCTGACCATAGTTTTTTGATTATGTCCATTTATTGTCTCCATGTTGTTAATCCAAAATTTTCCTCACCACTTTCCTGCCTTCCCAATTATCTTCTACTGCAACCTCATGTTTCTCACACGCATATCTTGTGTTGGTGTCGGCGTTATCCTTCCATCCATTGCGACTCAAGGTTCTCTTCATAGCAAGGCATCCCGGCACTCCCATTTCTACCCACTCTCCTTTCTCATTCTCATGGTGACCCATGAACTCAATGAGGCTTCCATTAAGGAACAATATAAGAACAAACATTGTTTTAATTATCATCTTGTGCTCCCATTATGAGCCTTTAGGTCTGCTACCGTATCCTTTAATGTTTCAACCTTACCCTCAAGAGTTTCGATTCTCTGTTTGTAGAAGTCCAATGTAAGTGCTTGCTGCTGATCGAATGGAGCTTTACCTGTTTCGATATTGTGTAGAAGTTTGTCGAACTCTCCCGATAAGTGTTCAATTAGCATGAACTGTTCTGCATCTGCGGGTAACGCCCCAAGTTCACCTCTAGGCCACTTGATCCTGAACTCCGTGTTCTTTACTAGGTCAGAGTTGACAAGGATCATCTCTGTTTCGATTCGATTAAGCCTTTCAATGATACCAAAGTAAGCCCATACTCCAACAGCAACAGAAGCAACCAAAGAGATTAGGTTGCGAATAGGCATAGCGAATTTAGTTCTATCACTTACATCAATCGCATCGCTCATTAGTAATCGCCGTAGCCATTACCCTTACTGCTTTGCTGCATAGGCCCAGTCGATCCTTGATTACGAAGTGCGTCAAATAATCTACTATGCTGACTTGCTATATCAGAATTAGATTCCCTGATTCTTTTGAGTTCATCACTGATCTGTTCAGTTTGAAACTTCATTACATCCAGACCCTTAATCGCTTCTTCCAGTGCAGGTATTGATGTGCCTTGAATTCCAGCCAACCTTTCCACTTCCGAAGATATGGACGAAGCCCACCAGATAGCCCCACCTGTTTGAGCAACCAGAAATAATATTGCACTAAAGAATTTAGCATCCATTTTCATCGTGTAGATAGTTTCTCGTTGAGATATTTGATTTTATCTGAGATTGTACCAGTTAAAATCCAAGGACATAAGCCATGCACTATAGAAACAATTGAAAGAAAGAGTAATACAAGACTAAGTTGTACAGTAAAAAATAGATGACTTCCATAAGTTTCCTTAACTAGCTCTAAGTGTTTGCATTTCATTATTTTATCCACTGAGCCATTTTGTAACCATTGATGCAGTTGCTCCACTGATTCCTACAATGCCTAACATTACACCGATACCAATACCCTTGGTGCGCTCTAATTGTTTTTCTAAAGAGTTCAAGCGTAATGTATTTTCACGTAAAGATGCTTCCATTGCGTCAACCTTTTGGCAGAGTCTACCTATCTCAAAGCGATCAATGTCTACAGTGTCATTCATATCTCTACTTCCTCTTCAGTGGCAACGACTTCCCACTCAGTGCCGGAAGACATAGCGCAGACTACTTGCTCTCCTGTCTCCTCATTATGGTGAAAATGAATATATGACCATGATGGTTTTTGGGGGTTTACTGTAATGGTAGCGAATGTAGGGCCATTAGGGTTGTTTATCAGACCCTTTCCTACTGGATGCTCTGCCAGTATCTCTTTATGATATTTGATTGCCTCTTCCCAACTGTCCCAGCATATAGATGATATTGGAACTTCATGGGGAAACATTCGAGAGGATGCAGCAAGAGGTAACAGCAACAACAGCACTAATAGTTTTTTCATCGTCCTTCCATAGTTCTAGCCATGTCCCTCATTACTTTCTTTATATCTTCCGCGGTATCTGTCTTACCAGACATAAGCGCTTTTCTTAGTAAAGACCTTAACTCTCTGTAGTCCTTAAATATTTGCGTACCCTCAAACTTTTTAGCATCTTCCTTTACTTCGTATGGTCGCAACCCTACTAGATACTGTATAAGCCTCAGTGACATTGGTTGATCTACCCTAGATTCCCTGACTGCGCCAAACATTGATTCGGTTCTTTCTACTTTACCAGAGGGCATCCTTGTACCTTCTCCAAACATACCCAGAGGATTTAACCTGTCCAGTTCTGATAACATGACAAGGTTCTGACCTAACTTAGCCAGATGTACAGGCATTCTAACCCCTACAAAATCTACCTTCTGGTTTGGTAAACTTTTTATATCCCTTCGTCTGTAAATATCATAGTTTAAGACGGCTTCTATAGGAGCTTTAAGGAACGGGTTTGTCATCTCCGCTAACAAAGTAGGGAAGGGGGTTCCTGCCCCTGCTACTTTCCCCTCTCGCATAGGCTTCCAATCCAGCAGACGATCGACATCCATCAGCGGTAGCCAGTTCATCAAGGTGATGACGTTATGCACATCACCCCCTCCACCTTCCATAAACTTATCTACGAATACAGGATCACGCCCCCTGACAAACTCATTGATTTCATCAAGCGAAGGGGTGTCTATACCATATTGAATGTTATCAATAAGGTGGTGAATCTTTGCGGCTCTTTGCGGGTTTTTAATTAAGGCTTCGATCTGAGCGGGAATATTTTTACGACTCCATGTATAGAATGGAATGAACCGCTTCATTACATCCTGCTCGAATGGTGAGAGGTCACCATAATCGAACAGTGATTTCTTTACGTTAGCTCTTGCGGTTTTTCTGCTGCCGGTTTTTGCTAGTGTGTCAAGATACAGCGCGAGCCTTGCATTATTTTCTAGTGCGCGACCTGTTGCAAACCCGCCTTTTAACACCTTGTTCTTGGTGGTCGGTGTTACCCATGCGGCGAGACTTTGCGCTGCATTTTTGGGGGCTTCATCAATAGCATATCGTTCTATGCCGAGACTTACATCTGTGCTGTACTGTCCATGATTGAGGACACCATCCTCCATAGCCATTTCCCAAATTTCTTCTCTGGTAAAATCCTTACCATCTTCCTTCTTGAACTTCCTGCCTATGTGAACAGTGCCGGAAAAGCCCTTACCCCTGATACTTTGTCTCTGTATTATCCCTGCTTGGGTAAATTTTCTAGCAGAACCCGGAGAC